TCAAATCTCCGTGTCAAGGGTCAGACGCACGCGCCCGCCGCCGCTCGTCGGCGCGCCGTCAATACGCAGGATCACCTCGGTCCCGGCCGCGAGCGGTCGGTCGGGCCAGTCGAGGTAGCGGATGGCCGCGGCGCCAAATGCGAAGTCCCGCGGCGCGAAGAACAGGTCCGGGTCCGCGCGCGTGCCAAGATGCAGCGCGACCCCCGGCGACAGCGGCGTCTCGATCGCCACGCTCAGCGCCGCCACCCGCCCGTCCGCCGGCATCGCCGCAACCACCACTTCGGGCGCGTCGGCGGCGGTCCAGGCGCGGGACAGCCGCGACGCCTGCGCGGCGGCGGCGGCGGTGGCCGCGTCCTCGGCGGCGGCGCGGGCGGCGGGGACGTTGGCCAGCGCGCCTTCGGCGGCGCCGGTCACGGCATCGGTCCAGGCCAGGAATTGGTCCAGGTAGGGCCTGCCCGCCCGGTCGTTCAGGGCGTCGCGCGCGGCGCGCACCGTGGTGGCGAGGGCGTCCGGGTCCACGGCTGTCGGATCGTCGCTCATGCCGGCAGCTCCCGCACCGTCCAGCCGGCGCTGTGTTGCTGGGCGGCATCGTGCGTGATCCCGTCGTCCTCGGTGAAATAGCCGTAGACCGTCGTGCGATACGCGGTCGCGACATCCGCGCCCGCGAACATCTCGACCAGGACCGGGCGGCGGCGTCCGGCGATCCGCGCCAGGTCGTCCAGATTGAACAGCGCCGCTTCGGGCGGCATATGACGGACGTCGAAGCTCGCCTCCCGTGTGGGCGGTCCCGCCGGCGCGGGCATCAAGCCGGCTTCGGTCTCCACCTGATCGGCGTTATCGACCCAGCGCAGGGACCAGCCGAAGGACACCCCCTCCGCGCTGTCCCACCCCTGGCCGTGCAGCACCACGCCCGCCTCGATGGGCGCGTCCAGGCGCGCGTTGCGCAGCTCGATCCGCAGGAACCGCGCCTGGACCGTGCCGCCGTAATCCAGCACCCGGCGGGCCGGGAAGACGGCGAAATCCGACAGATCGGGGAAGCCCCCCAGGCTGTCGCCAAAGGGATCGAAGCCCAGGCCATAGGCCGGGTCCCAGGCCCGCACCGTGGCATCGAAGGCCAACGCCGCGCCGTCCGGATCGGCCTCGGCCGCCGGATCGTCGCTCAGGCTCCAGCGGATGGTGCCGGCGACATCCAGGTTATGGCCCAGGATCGCGCCATGCGTGGCGGCCACCCGCGCGCCCAGGTCGATCCACAGCACCTCGGCCACGTTACCGGTGGCGCGCCAGACCCGGCCCGGACGCGGCTGGGCCACGCGCCGCGCGGGTGTGGCGGCGCTGGTCGCGGACACCGTCACCCCCGGCCGCGCGACCCGGTTGTCATAGAGGATACGCAGTCGGCCTTCACCGGCCCCCAGCTTCATCGGGGCCTCCACAGCTTCAGGCGCACCACGCTATCCGCCGCGCTTTCCCGCACGCCCAACAGGCGATAGGCCGCGTCCAGGCCATGGGCGGCGCTGGACAGCCAGACCTCGGCCATCAACGGCAGGCGGAAGGGCGTCACCGGCACCGCGACCTCGACCAGTTCGTGATCGGCGGTTAGCAAGGCCCCATGCCCGGCGGCCAGCGCCTCGGCGTCCCCGGCCTCGGCCAGGGCGGTGTCCAGGGACGCAGTCCCGGCCAGGCGGCGGCGGGCGCGGGCGGCGGCGGACGCCCAGGCCGTATAGGCCCGGTCGCGGGTCAGGGCCGCGCGGCGGCCGGCGGGCGCATCGGCGGCGATCCGGTCTTCGGACAGGGGGTCCAGCGTCGGCGCATGGCCGACGCGCAGCGTGTGCGGCGGCGCGCCGGGCCGGCGGATGGCCAGCGACCCGCGTTCGATGTCCTGATCGTCCAGATACAGGTCGGCCTCGTCCGCGTCCGCCGCATCCGGTGCGCGCAGGCGCCCCACCGCCAGCCCGACTCCCGGCGCGTCCGCGTAGTAGCCCCCCACGCTGGTGACGATCAGGTCCGCCAGATCGCGGATGCGCAGGGCCTCGCGCGTGGCGGTGCCCAGCGGCCAAGCGGGCAGGGCGTCCACATCCATGCCGCGCGCGACCGGCACGCCCGCGCCCTCGTCCAACAGGTGGTCCAGCAACGGTCCCGCCGCCGTGGCGCCCCCGGCATAGCCGGAGACGCCGGAGACGCGCAGCCCGAACTGCGGGCGTCCCCGGAACTGGATGCGCCCGCCCTCCAGGTGGGCGTAATAGTGCCCGTCCGGCGGCGGACTGTCGAAACTGCGCGCGATGCCAAAGCCGCCGTCCTCGACCCGGTCCACGCGGTCCAGTCCGGTCAGGGGCGAGACGTCCCACCAGCCCTCGGCGGCGTCCACGAGCACCGGCGCGAAGCCCTGGAAGCGGCCCACCGCGATGGGCTTGGGCTGGCCTTCCAGGCCGCCGGGACCATAGGCCGTGTCGTTCAGGACCTGGTCGAACGCGCCGTCCAGGCCCAGCACCTGCCATTCGATGCCGTCGGCGCCTTCGGTGATATCGCCGCTCAAAACGCCTTGATGGACCGTTTCAAAGGCGTTTAAACGCCCGCCATACGGCCCGCGCCGGACGCGTACAGCCGCGCCGTCCCAGGCCAACGTGCGCCAGACCGGCAGGTCTTCGGCCATCACCTCCATGTCCGGGGCCAGGACGATGGACCCCGGACGCGGCGACGACGGGCCGCCCAGGGTGACGTCATCGCCCCCGTCCGCGCCGTCGGACACGGCGAACAGGTCCACCTCCCGCGCCAGGGCCTCGATCAGACCGCCCAGATATTGGCGCGACGGCGCGGCGGGATCGTCATGGGGCAGGGTGATATCGCGGGTGGCCAGGTAGACCGGCGCGGCGGGCGTGCCGTCCGTCCGGCGTGGGACCATCTCGACCAGATACACCGGATCGTCGATCACCAGATCGTCGAGCGTCTTCGCCACGCGCGCCCCCTACAAAATCCGCACCGGCTGCCCGCGCCGCCGCCCGGCCTCCCGCCGCCGGGCCTCCGCGCGCCCGGCCTTGGCCTCGCGGCGCAGGGCGCGGCTCTCGGCCACTTCGGCCTTGAGCCACCCGGCGGCGGCGTCCAGGATGGCGTTGCCGCGCTGCACCTCTTCTGCCACCCGGCGCAGCTCTCCGGCCACGGCGGCACCTGTCGCCGTCGCGACCACCGTGTCGCCGGTCTGGATCGGCACGGGCACGGGGGCGACGGACGTGGCCTCGACCTCGAAAGGGTTTCCCCCGGCGTTGAGCGCCTCCAACTGCGGCCCGAATTGCTGCGCGACGGACGACCGCACGACAAATTCTCCATCCGACAGCATCATCGGGATCGCGTCGTCGCGTGGCCCGCCCGGCCCGAAGACAAAGCCGCCGTCCGCCCGCCCGCCGCCCGGCCTCGTGACGGGATCGTCATGGCCGGACGAGCCGCAATCGACCGAGACGGAGAGATCGAGTCCCCGGATCGCGCTCTCAATGCCGCCCAGCGCGCTTTCGATGCCGTCGGTGTTGTTTTCGATGCGATCAAGCTCGGCATTGATGCCTTGCTGCCTCACATCCAGTTTGTGAATGTCCCCGGTATTGGCGGCGATGACGTCTGTGTCACGGGCGGCCCGTGCGGTATACGTGTCGATCCGGCCCAGCAAGCCCTCGACGCCATCCACGTCGTCACCGATGGATATCACACGGCTTTTGATGAAGGATGTGTTGACTTCGATATCCCGCAGCGCGCCGTTATCGGTGCTCGACAGCCCGCCCAGTTCGGCGGTGATGTCGTTGACCCCGGCGAAAAACTCGCCCGGCGACAGCGCGCCGTCATCGTTGGTGTCCAGCCGTTGAAACAGGCGCGCCGCCGCCCGCCCGCTTTCGTCCGCGCCCCGGTCGCTGTCGTGGGCGATCCCGGACAGCCGCGCGTTGGCGAATTCCTGGGCGTTCAAGACGCCGTCATCGTTGGTGTCCAGCCGTTGAAACAGGCGCTCGGCGGCCCGGCGGCCCTCATTCGCGCCCCGCGCGCCTTCGTCCGCCCCGCGCGCCGCCTCGCCCCGTATCTCGCCCAGCAGGTCGAGCTGGCGCTGCTCGAAGGACCGCGTGGCGGGCAGGCTTTCAAGCTGGTCGATGATGGACTCGAACGCTGCCGCCGTGGGCGCCCCGGCGCCGGTGACGGCGCGTTGGGCGGCCAGCAGTTGCGGCGCGGATTGGCTCAAGCGGCGCAGGGCGTCCAGATCGTTGCCCTGGGCCAGCGCGATATCGTCCCCGAAGGCATCGCGCGCGAAATCCAGCCGCGCCTGGGGCGACCGGGTCGAGTCGTCACTGGCAACCAACTGCCCGATCAGTTGCGAGATATCGCCCCCGGCGCTGACCAGCGCCGCCCGCTGCCGCTCGATTTGCGCCGTCCGTTGTTCTTCGGCCCGCGCCGCCTCGCGTTGGGCCTCTTCGGCCTCGCGCGCCACCCGCTCGCTTTCGGCCAGCGCCGACGACAGCACCGCCAGCACCGGGGCGGCCTCTTCGGCACTGTCGGCGATGGACTGGATCACGGCACCGAACCGTCCGGCGCTGTCGCGGTCCAGATCGCCGCCCTGCGCCGCCGCGATGACTTGGCGCAGGACGGGGTCGAAGGCGCCGCCGTCCAGGCCGCGCGCCACCACCTGCCGCGTCAGGCTGGTGCCGAAGATATCGCCGTTCGCCTCGCGCTGCGCGGCCTTGGCGCGGCGGTCGAAATCCGCCACCGCGACCGTGACGTCTGCGACGCCCTCGGCCATGCGGTCCAGCGCCCGGTTCAGCGCCGCCACCGCCGTCTCCGCCCCCGGCACGTCCTCGGCAAAGCCCGCGAACTGGTCACGCAGCGCCGCAACCTGGGCGCGGTCCAGGCCGCCCAGGACGTCGCCCACGCGGTCGGCGCGCACCCGTTCGAACAGCACCTGGCCGATGTTGCCTTGGTCACGATCGCTGCGCAGCGTTTGCAATTCTCCCTGGACGAAGGATAACAACCCCTGGCCCGCGCGCTGCACATCGTCCGGCAGCAACGAGGTTTCCAGTGAAAGCTGCCGCAGCCGCCGCTGTTCGGCGATCTGCGATGCCAGCGCGTCCCCGGCCTCGGCGGCGCTGATGCCCAGATCGTCCAGCAGGCCGCGCAGGTCCGACGCCGGGCTTTGGACCTCGCCCAGGGTCGCTTCCAGGCGCCGGATGCCCACCTCGGTGTCGGACAGCGCCTCTTGCGGCGCGGCCTCACGTATGCCTAACAGGCGTTCGGCGAACAGCCGGCTGGCGTCCTCGGCCTCGCGCAGCGCCGCCGCCTGGTCCGGCCCGGCAAAGGCGGTGCCGGTGCGGTCCAGGAAATCGCGCACCCCGGCCACGGCCTGGTCCAGGTCGCCGATCACCCGTTGCTGGATCAGGCTGCCGATATCCTGCGTCCCGGCGGACAGCGCTTCGACGCGCGCGTCGAATTCGGCCCGGAAATCCAGGATGCCAAACGCCTCGTCGAGGGCGGCTTGCAACGCTTCTTCGTTGCCCTCTTTGCCGGTGCGCGCCGCCTTGGCGAGGAATTCGGGCACCTGGGCATCGATGGCGTCGAAGATCGTGACGAAGCGGTCGCCGATGGCCTGGGCGATCTCGCTTTGGTCGATTTCCTTGCCGACATCGACGCGCACGCCGTTGCCGTCCGCGAAGGCGTCCCGCACGGCGTCGATTTCCGGGGCCGACAGCCGCTGTGCGATCTGGTCGTCCAGCGGCGCGATCTGCCCGGTCAGGCCCCGTTCGAACTCTTGGCCGCTGATGCCGCTTTCCTGCACCGCGATGAACCCGAACGGCGTCTCGCGCCGCCCGGCCCCGGCGGTCAGGCCGTCGCGGGTCGGCGCGGTCTCCAGGTTGAAATCCTTGCCGCCGCCGCCGATCAGGCCCGAGATCAGCCCGCCCAGCGTGCCGCCGATCAGGCCGCCCGCCAGCGTGCCGATGCCCGGCACCACCGACCCGATGGCCGCGCCCCCGGCGGCACCAAGGCCGGACCCGACCTGGCCGCCCTCGCCGCCGACGAGGCTGTTGGCGAAGCTGCCCGCGCCAAAGCCCGCACCGGCGCCGCCCAGGAAGCCACTGAGCGTGGTGGACCCGAATAGCCCGCTCGTGTTCGGGCCGATAAAGCCTGGCGCACCCGCGCTCGCGCCCAGCGTTCCGCCGCCGGCGCCGCTGGCAAAGCCGAGGTTTGCGCCAAAGCCGTTGATCGCGCTGTTAATCCCACCAAAACCACCCGGCACCAGGTCCGCGCCCAGCGACCGGCCCAGGCCCAGCGCGTCACCCAACGCGCCGCCGGTGGGGTCCAGGCCGCCCAGCGCCGACCCCGCGAGGCCGCCCCCCGTGCCGCCGCCCGCACCCCCGCCAATCGCCTGCTGAACCACCGGGACGATGACCGCTTGGCGCACGGCCTGCGCCGCCATTTCGGCCAGGATGTCGCGCAGGCCGCCGACCAGGGAGTCGCGCAGGCTGGCCACCGCATCGTCGCCGCCTTCGATGGCCGCCGCGACGAAATCGCGCGTGGCCTCGGTGCCGTCTTCGATCACGGTGTTGACCGCCTCGCGCGCCCGGCGCGTGCGCGCGATTTCGCGGGTCAAGGCGATTTCTTCGCGCGCCTGCTCGGTCGTCAGGTCGATGCCGCGTTCGCGCAGGTCGTTTTCGGTCTCCAGCACCGCGCGGCGCGCGTCGATCTGCGCCGCCGAGGCCCCGGACGCTTCCAGCGCCAAAAGCGCGCGTTCGCGCGCCAGGCGCCCGCGCAGCGCTTCGGCGGCGTCGCGGGTCGCCGTGGCGTTGTCCTCTTGCGCCTCGGTCTCGTCTTCCAGATCGGTGACGGTTTGCTGGACCGCCGCGCTCAGGTCTTCCTTGCGGCCGATCAGGTCCGCCAGGCGCTCGGCCAGCGTGTCGCCTTCGGCCCCGGCGGCGTCCAGCGCCGCGACGACGTCCGGCAGGTCTTCGCGGCCCAGGCCGCCCAGGATATCGCGCGCGCGTTGCAACGCCCGCCTATCGGCCAGCGCGTCCAGCCCGCCGCCGTCCAGCGCCGCCTGCTGCGCGGCCAGGTTTTCGACCTCCGCTGCGATCCCGGCCACGGCCTCGGTGGCCGACCGCTGCGCCTGCGCCAGCGCCGCCTGCTGTTCGCGGGCGCTCTCCAGGCGTTGTTCATAGCGCGCCGTCACATCCGCGCTGTCGGCCACGGCGCGGGTCAGGGCGTCCTGCACCTCGGACAGCGACGCCCCGGCCGCGACCGACGCGCCCAGATCGCGGGCCAGGGCGGCCAGCTCGCCGCGCACGGCGGCGGTGGCCTCGGCCTGGGACGCGCCCGCGTCCACCGCGCCGCGCAGCGTGGCGGTCCAGTCCCGGACGGTTTGGCTCGCCTCCAAAAAGCGCGCACGCTGCGCCCGCGCGCCGTCGCCCCCGGCCTCGAACGCCCCGGCCAAGGCCCGCGCCCGGCGCTCGGCGGCCAGCAGGTCCGACGCCGACGCCCGGACATCGTCTCCCGCCTGCGCGAAATCCGCCCCGGCGGCCCGCGCCGCCGTGCCCGCCGCCGCCGCCGCCGACGCCGATTCGCGCGCGCTGCGGGCCGTCTCGTCGAGCTGGGCCGTCAGCCGCTCGATGTTCTCCTCGTTGGCCTCGACGTCCGCTCTGCGTTCGCGCGCCCGCGCGGCCAGGGCGGCCCCCACCCCCGCCGCCGGGGACGAGATGCCGTCGGTGACGGATCGGTTCAGGCGCGCCTGCGCCTCGATCTGGTCCAGCGTCGCGCGCAGCGTCTCCCGCCGCGCCAGGGCTTCTTCCAGCGCCGCCCGTACCGTCTCGCGCGAGACGTCCTGGCCGCGCTCCAGGGCCGCGACCATGCGCTCGGTGGCGTCGGTCTGGTCGTCCGCCGCCGCCGTTTGGGCCTCCGTGGCCGCGCGCGCCGGTTCCAGGGCGGCGGCCAGGCGCCGCGCCTGATCCCCCGCGTCGGCGGCGGCGGCCCCGGTGTCCGACAGCGCGCCGGACAACGCCACGGCGGCGGCGGTCCCCAGCGACAGCGCCACGCCGATGGGACCGCCCAGGGCTGCCAGTGCCACGCGCGCGGCCCCGGCGGCCCCGGCGATCGTGGTCAGGGCCGCGCCCGCCGCGCGCACCCGCCCGGCGAACGCCGCCACCCCGCGCACCGCCAGCACGCCGGACAGCCCGGCCCCGGCGGTCAGGATGGCATCCCCGGCGACCTCGAAGTTGTCGGCCAGCGTCAGGATCGCGCCGGACAGCGCGCGGGTGGCGCCGGCGCCCTGGTCCGCTTCGCCGATATATTGCTGTGTGGCGTTCGACAGCACCGTGAACGCCTGCGATACGGTCGCGCGGGTCTGCCGGAATTCGGCGTCGATGATATCGGCCTGGCCGCGCAGCGCCCGGAACACCTCTTCGGCGGCCAGCGCGCCCTCGGTGCCCAGGTCGCGCAGCTCGCCGATGGTCACGCCCAGGCCATCGGCAATCGCCCGCGCCAGGCGCGGCAACTGCTCCATCACGCTGCGCAACTCGTCGCCGCGTAATGCGCCCGAGGCCAGCCCCTGGCCCAACTGCACGATCCCGGCGCTGGCCTCCGCCGCCGTGGCGCCGGACACCTGGACCGCTTGGTTCACCGCGCGCGTCACCGTCAGCAGGTCCGCGCTGCTGGCCCCAAGCTGATCGGTGGACCGGGCCAGCCGGGTATAGAGATCGACGGTCGGGTCCAGCGCCGTGCGCGTGGCGTTGGCGAGGTCCACCAGTTGCGTCTGGCGGCGCGCCAGTTCGGCGCTGCTGTCCGTGACCAGGCGCAGGCGGCTTTCCGCCTGGGTCCAGGCGTCGGCGTAGGCCACCACCTGCTGCACCGCCAACGCCCCGCCCAGGGCGGCAGCGGCGCGCTGGACCGCCTGCATCGTGGTGCCCGTGGCGTCCAGGCGCCGGTCGAGCGCGGTGAACCCCTCGGCGCCGCGATCCGCCGCCCGGCCCGCCGTGCGCGCCGACGTCCCGGCGCGGTCCAGGCCCGCGGCGGCCGTCCGGGCCTGGCCGTCGAGGGCGTCGATCGCGCCCGACGCCCGCCGCACCTCGCCCACGAAGCCGCCGGCGTCCGCCCGCAGGGTGATCCCGACCACCTGATCCATGTCAGATCACCCCCGCCGCCGGGCTTGAGACGCCGCCCGGCGCTGGGCGGCGCGGACCTTGCCTTGCAGGACCGGCAGGGCGGCGGCCTCCATCTCCCGGATGCCCTCGAACACCGGGCGCCGCCGCCGTTTCTTGACCCCGCGCAGGGACAGCACGGCCTGCACCGCGCCGTAATCCAGCCCCTTGGGCATCCCGGCGTCGCCGACGTACTGCCATTGCGTCACAAGCGCCAAAAAGCATCGCACCGTCTCGTGGTTGCAGGGCAGGATGTCGAGCGGGCCGTCCCGGTCGCCCGAACGCAGCCCGGACGCCCGCGCGATCGCCGCCGCCGGGGCGCCCGCGCGGCGAAGCTGCGCGGCTACGCCGGCTTCGCCGTCTTGCGCGTCCCCTTCCCCTGGGTCTCGCCGCCCGCGTCCTTCGGCCCAGGCGCGGGCGGCGTCGCGCCGTTTTTTGCCGGCCCGCCCGTCACCATCTCGAACAGCGCCCGCCAGACGGATTGCCGGGCGGCTTCGTGGGCGAGCACCAGCGGCTTGGTCGCCTCGGTGCAGGGGATATCCGCGACCGCGCCGGACGGGTCCGCCTGGGCGATGCCGGACCAGTCCCGGACGATGGCGGCCAGGGGATCGTCCGCCGTGCCCCACAGGTCCGCGCCCAACTGGCGCGCGGCCTGATCGGCGGCGTCGAAGTCGGCGGCGCTTTGGTATTGCAGGCGCCATTGCACCTGGTGCTCGACGATTTCGCCGCCATCGGCGGGCACGCGGATCGCGCCGGGCCACCACAGGACCGGCTTAGCATTAAAGACAAACGGCCCTGTCTCGCTCATATCGAACTCCTTTCAAACGGCATTTAAACGCGGGTCGTAGGGCGGCTTCGCCGCGCAGCGGCAAGCCGCCGAAAAGGCGGTGCCCGGCACCCCTCACCGCAGATGCAGCGGGTCGTAGCGGGTCGTAGGGCGGCTTCGCCGCGCAGCGGCAAGCCGCCGAAAAGGCGGTGCCCGGCACTCACCGCAGATGCAGCGTGAATTCGTCATCGCCGCTTTCGGGCAGGAACGTCACGTCCATCTGCATCTGCGCCACGCCGTCGTTATCGGCGCTGATGCGCGGGTTGCGGAATTCGGCGCGCGGGGCGTCCAGCACCGTGGTCTCGCCCCGCGTGGTGCCGTGCACGAAGGACAGCGGCAGACGCGCGCGCGACTGCGCGATCTCGTCCCAGAAGTTGCGTTCGGCAACGGTGGGTGCCTGGATCGTGATGCTGCCCGAGGGATCGCGCGAGGCCTTGACCACACGCTCCAGGTTCGGCTTGGACCGCAGCGTCGCCGGGCCGGTCAGGCTGTCGATGGACAGGCTGTCCACGATGAAGTCGCCGCCGTCGATGCGGAAGGACGGCGTGCGGACATACTCCACCGGGCGCGGGTCCAGGAACAGGGACCAGTCCGGCGTCGGCGGCGCCTGGGTCGTGGCCCCGCCGACCAGCCCGACCAGGGACACCGGCAGGTCCAGGTAATTGTTGGCCTGGAAATTGATGCCCAGGCCGCCGCGCGTGCCGGGCATGGGGTGCAGGTCGCGGGCGAGGTAGGTCTCCAGGTAGGCGCTGGCCGGGTCGCGGGTCACGGGCGTGTAGCTGGCGCCGGGCGCACGCAGGTCGAGTGTGTACGTGTCCCCGAGCGCGAAATCGGCATCGACCGTCGGCAGAACCGCCGCCCCGCCAATCAGGGGGAAGGGATCGCCGTCGGTCATGACCACGTCCAGGGTCTCCACCGCCGGCAGGTGCCACAGTGCCGGGGCCGACACGCGGAACGCGGCCACGCCGGACCCGCCGGCGGTGGTGCATTCCAGGGTCACGGTGCGGTCCAGCACGCCCTGATAGGAGGCGTCCACGGTGAAGGTGAAGGCCCCCGCCGGGCCGCCCTGGGGCGTGGCCGCCGCCGGGACCGTGGCCGACGGCGGGGTCAAGGTCTCGCGCAGGCCGCAGGCCCCGAAGATTGCGGAAAACGGCGGCGCCGTGCCGTTGTCCAGGCGGGCGGGGCCGATGTTGTAGCTGTCGATGCTGCCCGACAGCTCGACCCGGCGGTTGACCAGATCGCTGGGGTTGGCACCCAGGAACCCCCGCGCGATGTCGCGTTCGATGCTGTCGCCTTGCAGGGGCGAGACCTGGACGTCCTTCATTTCCAGCGCCAGGGGCGCCCAGGGATCGGGCTTGGTGCCATAGGCATCTTCGCGTTGGGCGAAGACCAGCAGTTCGCGGAAGAACATGCCTTCGCTGTTGACTGGCGGCATGGGGTCACTCCTTATCGTTGTCCGCCCCCGTCATCCCACGCGCGCGCGGGCCGCGCCCACGGCGGCGGATGTCGGGGGCGTCACTACCGCTCGTGATGCAGGGTGGTCAGGGACAGGCGCGCGCCGTGGGCCAGCACGCCCGCGAAAGTGACGGGTCCGGCATCGTCCAGGGCGACCCCGGCGCGCGCGCCGTCCGCCGGGTCCAGCGTTGCGGCCACGGCGCCGCCCAGGGACGGATCGGCGGCGACCGCCGCGACGATGCCATCGACCATATCGTCCAGGGCCAATTCGCTGGCCCCTTCGTCGTCCAGGGCGAGGTAGCCCTGAATGCGCCAGCGCGTGACCACCGCCGTCCGGCCCCGGCTTTCCTGGCGCCGGGTCAATCCCACGCGCCGGACGAACCAGCCGTTCAGCCGCCCGGCATCGTCCAGGTAGAGCGCCCGGAATCGCCCCGCATCGCGCGCGTAAGGCTGGTGCGTGCCCACGACGCCGATACCGGGCACGCCCTGGAGCGTCGTCACGAGGGCCGCGCGGATGTCACGGTGCTCCACCATCACGCGCCCGCCATCACACGCTGGCCATCACACGTCGGCCCCGCCCGGCGGCGCATCGCCCAGGCGCGCCGCCGCGCGCGCGGCGCCGCGCGCCACGATGTCGCGGACCTGGCTGTCATTGGCGGCCAGGGCGTCGCGGAACATGAAGGCGCCCTTGGTCCCCCGCGCGGCGATCTTTTTCGCGGTGGCATGGCCGATGCGCTCGGCCTCGGCATCGGACGCGCCGAACTTGACCTTGGCCCAATCCACGAGGGGCTGCACCGGCGGGTGGTGCGGGCGGCTGCCCAATTCGACGGCGGCGATATGGGGCAAGGGCGAGGCGACTTCGCCCACGACCCGGTCGGCGAGGATACGCGGCTCCTGCGCGGCGATGCTTTCGCGGGTGGTGTTGGTCGCGGTCGGCGTCCGCTCCTTGACCTCGCGTTCCAGCAGCAGCGAGGCTTCCAGCACCGCCGTCACCATCTCGTCGGCGGCGATGTCCGGCGCCCGGCGCCACGCCGCCGCCAGCGCGGCCAGGCCCGCGACCTCGATGCGCGCGTCCATCATCGGGACCGCCCCCGAAAGTGCGCGGCCCGCAGGCGGGGCAGCCCGCCCAGCGTGCCCACCGCCGAGGCGGGGCCGCCGTGACGGCCCACGGCCTGCTGGTGCTGGCGGCGGTACTGGTTCGCGCGCCGTGCCCAATCGCCGCTGCGGCTACCGTGGTCGGCGACCTCGACGCCCAACGCGCTGTCCTGGGTGCCCGCGAAATACGCGGCCAGTTGATCGCACAGCCCGGCGGCGGCCAGCGCCGCGACCGGGCGGCGGTCGGCCATTGGCAAGGTGTCGGTCTCGGCATCCAGGATGTGCGGCGCGGTATACGTGATGCGGACCACCGCGCCGGGGGCCGGCCCCGCCGGGGTGGCGCCTGTATAAACCCCGCCGGGGGCCGGCCCCGCCGGGGTGGCGCCTGCATGGCCCGCGCCGGACAACCGCAGGTGCGCCCCGCCGCTGTCTGTCGTCTCATATGGCGGGTCCAGGCACGCGGGCGGCTCCCGGTCGATGGGGTGCTCGGCCCGGCGCACGCGGCTGACCCCCGCCACCCAGTCCGGGGGCAGGGGCAGCCGCGCGGGCAGGCCCGGCGGCACCGCAACGGCCAGGTCCGCCGTGACCACGCGGGGGCGGACGGCGTTGTGGGCCGCCACCGCCGCCTGGATGGCGTCCGCCACCGCCGTATCGTCCAGGATGCCACCCTGGTCGCGGACCAGATCCCGGACCAGGGTTTCGATATCCGCCAGCGCCACGGCCCCGCGCCCTTACGCCTGGACCGACTTCTGGAAGGCGCGGAAATCCGTCACCGCGCCGCCGTAGATATGGCGGATTTTCCAGGTGATCTGGTCGTTGGTGAACAGCGACCCGACGTTGGGCTGGTCCTGGACGAACAGTTCGGGTTCGCGGTTGCCGTCCAGGAAACCCACCTCGATGCCGGGAATATCGCGCGGGGCGGCGGCCAACACCCAGTCGTTCGGGTCGGTCCAATACCAGACCGGCACCACGTTCAGGGTCAGGGACTGGATGAAGGTGCGGTCGTTTTCGGTGTTGCGCCGGAACAGATCGGCGGCGACATCTTCCAGTTCGTGCGGCACCAGGATATCGCGCGGCCCGATCCCCAGCGCCTCGCCGGTGTCCGGCTCGCCCTGGCGCAGCATCGCCAGCCGCCGGGCGCGCAGGCCCGCCTTGTCCAGCGCTTCCGCGCCCAGGTTACCGTGCGCCGCGTCGAACAGGTTCAGGCCGTCGAAGATCACCGGATTGTCGCGCAGGAAGTCGAGCACGAACTTGGCCAGGGTCCGCCGCGCGGCCTGCGCCAGGCGCGTGGGGATCCGCTGGATCACGCCCACGTCGTCATTGCGCGTCATCTCCAGCGTAACCGTCTCGATCCCGCCACGCTTGCTGACCGCGTAGGTGGCCTCTTCGTCCGTGGGGGACGCCAGCGGCTGGTAGCCGCCGCCTTCCGCCACCGCCGGAATATCGCCATAGCCGCCGTAGCGCACGCGGTGGTTGGTCCGGAAATCCTGAACCGGGACCACGTTGGCGACCCGCTGCCAGATCGAATACTGGTCCTCGGTGCGGTATTCGGCCAGCATTCGCCGGTGGATGGCATCGCCCAAAAGCTCCGGGAACGATGTCGAATCCAGCGCCTCGCGCAGGCGGGACGGGTTGCAATCCCGCAGGGCGCCGGTCACGCGCGTGTCCCCGGTGATGTCGGCATAGCATTCGCGGAACGAATTGACGCGGGTATCGCCGGGGTCGAAAAAGGCGTCGAGCATCTGATTGACGCGGTCGTGGCGGCTTTCCCCGCCTTCGACCCGCGATCCGCCGCCCAGACCCTGCACCCGCGCCTCGGTGAACTGCCCGATGTAATCGGCTTCCGCCTGGATGGCGCGGTCCACCTCGGCGTCCGTGAAGGTCGCCGCGGCCTCGAAGCGCTGGCGCAGGCGGTCCTTCGCCGCCTGGGGCAGCGATGACCCCGCCAGGGCCTCGCGCAGATGGGCGCGGGCCTCGGCCTGGCGCACCGCCGCCGCCTGGGCTTCGCGGATTTGCCGGTCGATGGCCGCCGGGTCCGTCGCGTGCCCTCCCGGCGCCGCCCCGGCGGCAAGCACCTCGCGGTAAGCGGCCTCGACGGCGGCGTCGTCTTGGCTGTCGAGGACGGCGGCCAGATCGGGCCGCGCCTCGCGGATGGTCTGAAGCATACGCGCGCGCATGGTATCGCCTCTATCGCTGGTGGCCGGGGCCGCGCCAGCGGGGGCGGGGGCGGGCGCCTGGGCCTCGACAAGCTGGATGACCCGACCGCCCGCGCCGGGCTGGACGATCAGGTCCACGGATTCGATGGACGTGAACTTGCGCGCTTCACGCAGGCGCCGACCGCCGGCTTCGCGTGTCTGGGTCACGGCGCGGGCGTCGATGGACAGCCCGAACAGATCGGACATGCCCCGCTCGACCGCTTCACGCAGCCGTCCGGCGGTGTCCCCGGCGCTTTCCAGGACGTCGAGCGTGGCCTCGACCGCGCCGCTGTCCGGCGTCGGCCCTGCGACAAAGCGCGCCTCGACCAGGCGACCGACAAGGTTGTCGAAATCGCGGCCCTGGCCGGCCAGGTGCGCCTGATCGCCTTTCTTGAAGACGCGCACGCCCTCGAACATGGACGCGCTTTCGCGCAGCAGCGCATCGGAATAGAAGTTGCCGTTGCCGGACGCCCCGGCCTGGATCACCCGGACGCGGAAGCGCCGTCCGGTGCCGTCGTTGCGGGCCTCGATCAGCACCTCGCCGGGTGCGCCCGTGGCAGCGGGCGTCGGGGCGGCGGGCGCCGGGACGGCCTCGCGGGCGCTCTCGGGGATCAGATCGCGCAGGCTTTCGAAGGTCACGTCCAGCACCTTGGCCGCGCCGCGCAGGCGTTCGTCCGGCGGGCGCTGGATATCGCCGCTGAGGATTTGCCCAACCGTACTCTCGTCGATGCCCATGGCCGCGCCGAGTTGCTTGTTGGTCAGGCCCTTGCGGTCACGCAGTTGCCGCAGACGGTCGCCGAGTTTCATGCGTTCACCTCATGGCGCTGGCCATCCGCCGTGACCACGGCGACGGTCTTGGGGGTGGTGCGGCGGGCGGCGAGGATGTCCGCCGCCGTGGCCGCGCGTTCCAGGATGGCGCCGCCAGCATCGGGCCGGCGCAGCTTGGGCAGGGCCTTGGCGATCTTGTCGAGATCCGTGCCGAGGGGGTCGGGCGGTTCGGGCGCGGGGGCGCCCGCCTGGTCGTCGGTCATCGTGGCCTCGCGAACGTGGTTGCCGTAACACGGGGCGGCTTGCCATCCGGCCCCATGTCCGCGACACTAGGGCCGCTCACCCCCCACGCCCCATTGCGACACCCGCCGCCGCGCTCCCTGTCAGCGATCTTGCCCGAGAGCGAGATCCGATCCGAGAGGATCGGTGAATCTCGCTCTAACCCTTAAAGACAGGGCAAGATTCACGCTGGCAATGAGTCCATTGCCAGCGATCTTGCCCTACACGGCCCGTTAAACGGGGTGTTAAACGGGTCTGGCTGCGCGCACGGGTTCGGCTACCCCTTCGCCCCAGACGCCACCACACGGCCACGAGGGCGCCCGAACCAAAAACCCCCGGCGGGGGCGCCGGGGGGTTCAGGAGATGGCGCGGGCGCGAATGAACGGCGGCACGCGGTCGGTGTCTGCTATCGCCAGGGCCAGGCGGCGGTGATTACCCGGAGCCGATGAGTCCGGCCCGTATTAGCGTCGCGCCCTTGATCCGGTCGTGGCTTTTCTTGACGTTTATCTTCATATCAACCGGCCTTTTGCCCCATTCTCCGTCTTGGAGCGCCGTAACCTGATCCGGCGACAGTGTCCCTTCGGGAACATCCACGGTCATCTCCCGATCCGTCCCCGCCTGCCTCACCTTAAGGCGGTACCCCCCGTCCACCACGCCGGAATCGACGGTCAAAATCATGAATTGGCCGTCCAGGCGGTCCTCTACGGTCTGAACGGGCGGCCTCCTGACGGCTTTATGGGCGGTCCGGCCATCAATGAGAGACGTATCGTCAATGACGATTTCGTCCTCATCGTCCATCTTCTTCAGGAATTGGGCTTGCGTTTCCTGGATTTCGTTCATCTGCGTTCGCAGCATATCGTTCTGATCGGCAAGGCTTGTGATCTGCCGCTGGCGCTCGGTTTCTTGCTGCGACATCTCGACTCTGTGATCGAGCTGCTTCTTTTCAAGTTGGTTATTGAGATAGCTTTTCCAGGCGGCATATCCGCCAAGGACGCTAGCGAGGCCAAGGATCGTGATCGTAGCGTGTGTACCGTTCATAGACGATGCCGCGTGCTGGGCGAGCGTGTTGAGCACCTGGGTGAGGTCCGAAACGAACGTGGTGGACCCCTTCTCGAACCGAACCACCAGTTCCGTCTGGTCCCGCTCGCTTTTTTTTAGGCGCCGCTCCTCACCGTGGACAATGACGGAATAGGTTCGGTTGATCTGTTTTTGCAGCGACATGATGGCGGGCATGATCCGCGTTGGAACCCCGCCCTCAAAGTCATCGCCCTTAATGGTAAGCGTGAAGTGGGGCCAGCCAACAAAATCGAGCTCGGGCGGAGCCTCTTCCCCTTCCATCGCCTTGACCCGCGCAATCGCGTCGAAAAGGTCGTCCTCGCTGCGGATCTCCAACTTTGTCATATCGCGCCCCCGATGGTGTTATAGGAGCGCGAGTGTAGCGAGCGGCCAAACGATTCGCACGCGGTCGGTGTGAATCCGCCACCGGGGACGCTACGCCCGCAAAATCCCACCCACTTGCCCTCACCCCTGGTCGGCGCTATTCTGCGCCTATGGCCGAACCAAATCGCGACTGACGGTTGCCGCTGTGCGGTTGGGGTGGGTTCGCGCGCCCCCGGCCATGCTACCCCGCCTCCCGGCTCCCCCGAACAAGGGGACGGCGTTCATTGACCTTCCGGCGCTTCTTGGGATTCGTGCGGTGGAAGGTCTTCAAGAAAAGTTCCCCGCCTTCGCCCTGCGCCTTAACGACGCCCTGCCACAACTTGCCCTCCAAGTCACCAATTGCGAGAAGCGTCTTGTCATCGACGCGCCAAACATCGCCTGTGGCAAGCAGGGGCGCCACCAGATCGTAAGCCTCGGGGTCGAGTTCGGGGTGCTCGCGCGTCTGCTTGATCGCCGTTTGCCGCGATAGCTCCACCGATGTCACCCGCGCATCGATAGCCTCGGCCAGGTCCTGGGGCAGGCGCGCGATGCGCCGGCGGCGCGGCCCGGCCTGGCCGTCCAGCCAGGCGGCGAAGGTCGGATCCTGCGACGGCACCGGAATGTCGCCGCCGTCGCGCGCGGCCTCGATATCCCGCTTGCGCGGGTTACGCGCGATTTCGGCCCGGCTGAAGGGCTGCGCCCCTGGCCGGTGCATGACCCAGCGGTCCATGATCGGCAGGCTGGTGCACCCGCAGTTCACCGTCTCCGACGCCGGGCCGCGCGGGTCGCGGGGGTATTCCAATGTGACGCCGCCCACGTTGAACATGTCCGCGACCTCGCGCACCTGGCCGTCGGTCAGATCGTGATTGGTGCGGGAAAACACCTTGCCCGACCGCCGCCACTGCTTCTTCAGGCCCGGCAGCCGCGCCTTCGCGGCGCGCAGGCGCTGGTCCCCGGCGGCGGAGAAGGCGCGTCCCAGTTCGGTGCGCACAATCGTATTGACCCGCCCCCGCCCGCCCGCGACGCCGCCGGACTCGAACGCCCGCTCGATCTCGCGCGCCGCCTCGGACACGCCCTGGGCGCCGGTGGCCACCAGGCCCAGTTGCTCGTCCACCCGCGCGCCCAGCGTAGCGGAAATGTCTTTCATGCGGTCGGTCATAAAGGTGGCGATTTGGTCGAGCTGCCGGGTGTCCAGCCGGGGCAGCACGGCGTCGAGCACGACCCGGGGCGGATCATCCGCGTTCGGGGCTGCGTCCGGGGCTGCGTCAGGGGCCGCCGCGAACCCGGCCTCGATGGGCTTGTCGATCTGGTCGATGCCCTGTTGCCAGGCCGTGGCGGCCGCGTCTTCGACGACCTCGCCCGCGCGCGCCGCGAACGTGGCCAGCGCCGCCTCGACTTCGGCCTGAAGCCGGGGCAGGGTCGCGCGGTCGAAATCGCTGGCATTGGCGGCCAGGCGCGCGGCGATGCGTTCGCGCGCGGCGCGCAGCAGGCGCACGACGCGCGCCGCCGTGCGGCGCTGGTGTTCCACGTGACGGCGGCGCTGCCGGGTGCGCTCACGCCGCAGGGCCAGATCGCGGGGGTCCATACGTCACGCCCCCGGCGCGGGCGTGCCGCCACCCCCAACACCGGCCCCACCATCGGCCCCGTCACCGTCTTCGCCACCGGGCGGGTCGGTTTCGTCGTCGGGCGGCTCGGCGAAGCTATCGGCCTCGGCCCGCGCCGCGCGGTCCTGGCGCGCCTGGTCCAGCTCGGCCTCGGCGTCCACCTCGACGCCGATGCGCTGGGCGATGGCCTGGATCAGGCGCACGGCGGTGGCCTGGGTCATCAGGCCACGGTCCACGGCCCCTCCCGCCGCCGCGACCACCTGTTGCAGCGCGCCGGCATAGCCAGAGACATCGCGCGCGCTCATTTCCGGCATTTCCGCCACCGGCCGCAGATCGCCGTCCAAATCCGCCGGGTCGAAGTCGGACGTGCCGGCGGGGTCCAGGCGTCGGCGCACGACATACGTGCCGACCTCTTCCAGGATATATTTGACCTCGTTCTGCTCCATCGTCAGCAGCTTCAGGATCGGTTCCGACATTTCCCCGGCGGTGGCCCGGTTGACGTCGCCGCCGCCGCCGAACCAATGCTCGGGAATGCCCTGGCCGCCCAGCGTATGGTTGCGGAACAGGCGCATGGCCTCGGATGTATCGGCGGCTTGCAGGTCCGGGGATAGCGCCTGCCACTGTTCGCTCTCGTTATGGATGCGCACGCCGCCGGACTGCGGTGCCGCCATTGTCCGGGCCTTTTCGTCCACCTGGTCCTGCGTCGCGCCCTGGAGCGTGACGTCCCAAACGAACTGGCGCAGGGTCCCGGTGCGCTCCAACTCGCCGAACAGCGTCTGGTCGTAGCCGTCCAGGTAATCGGTTGCGGCCAGCAGGTCGCCGCGCCCGCGCCGCCCGTTGGACAGCGCGTTCTTGGCGAAATAAAAACAATCACCGTCGCGCGCCGCCGCCCGCAGGCGCCGCGCCCGGTCCCCGAAAATCCGCTCCGGCCCGTTGACGATGACCCGGAAGGTGCGCTGGTCGCCCGCCGAATCGCGCACGGTCTGGACCAGGATGGGCTGTTCGGCGTTATCGGGGTCGGTGATGACCGCCTCGATGTCTTCGGGGTCGAGATAACCAAGGCGCACATGACCCGTGGTCGAATTGACGAAGACGGGCCAGCACTGCTCGCCGAACAGCTTGTATTCGCGCAGCTTGCGCGGCAGCTTCAGGTCCATCCGGTTGATCGGATCGTCCCAGAAGGCATCCAGCCAGCCTTGCACGTCTTCGTTGTTCGCCTTGAGCGCCGCGCCTTCGGCCAGGACAAAGGCGATCTGCACCTCGACCATGAACTTGGCCAGCAGGTTCGATTCCCACAGGTGCAGCGACAGCTTACGCATCCGCGCCTGCGTCATCGGCGCCAGATCGCGCCGCCCGTCGCCGGACAACCGCCGCCACTTTTCATCGTCGTGATCGACGGATTGGCCGTGGGATTCGCGGATCTCGGCATTGGGCGTGCCCTCGACCGCCTTGTTCAGTCCCAGCCAGCTTAGCAGGCCCATGGTCTACCTCTCGAACAGCCGCCGCGCGGCCCCGGCGGCGCGGTCGAACATGCCGCGCGCCGCGCCCGCGCGGGCACGGTGGATTTCGGGCCGGTTGGCGCGCGCGTCCGGCGCCGCGTCCGCCCCGGCGGGGGCCGGTCCCCGCACCCGGCTGGCATGGTGCGCCAGCGCCGCCGCGATGGCCGCGTCGCCGTGGCGCTGGCCGCCGTCCGTCCCGGCCCCCCGGCGGGCGGGCACCTTGGCCACGCCGCGCTCCAGCTTGATGGCGCGGTGATCGGCGATGATGTCGCGGTCCTTGGGCAGCACGATCTCGCCGTCCTGGAGCGCGGCCTTATAGGGCGGCATGTTGTCCCGGTACCAGGTCTCGCTGAACTTGACCTGGGCGACGCGCGCGGCGCCGTAACGCTGCCAGGCGACCTCGGCCAGGTACGCGCCGTTGCCCCCGGCATCCAGCGCCGCGCCGCCAAAGCGCGGCAGGCGGTCGATCAGGTGGAACAGCACCTGGCGCTGTTGGTCGAACGGCACGTTGCGCAGCTCGACCACACAGGGCGGGCGGCGGACCATGCGGGCGTCCACCAGCACCGGCCAGATGACGGTCAGGTCCGCCGAACGCGCGAAATCTACCCCGACATAGGCGGGGGCGTCGGGCAGGTCCGCCAGTGCCGGGTCGAGATGGTCGCGGCACCAGTCCTGGGTCTCGCCCGCGCGCAGGCGCTCGCCAAGCTGCGCGAAGCCATCGTTTAAAGACCATTTCAACACCGGCACGTCGCGCCCCGCCTCGGCCGCCGCCTCGATGGTGGACAGCGACAACCAGGCCCCGGTGCCCTTGGACGGCACGCAGAAAAGCTCTTCCTCAGCCGCGTCGCCGTAATAGGCGACGATCTCCGCGCGCCAGGCCGCCTCGGCCTCGCTTGTCCACGCATCGCCGCGCATCCAGCAGATGCGCCGATAGAGACCGTCCGCCAGCGCGTCGTCGAAGTCACAGCGCAGCAGATGGTAGGGTCGGCGCCCGGCGCGGATGTCCTGGACCAGCTGGTTGAAAGGGTTGTCCTCGCCGTTGTGGGTGGAGATGACGGCGACCTTGCCGCCCCAGATCAGCAGCGCGAAGGCGGCCTTCAACACCGCGTCCAGATCGTCCATGAACGCGGCCTCGTCCAGGATCACCAGCCCCTGCATCCCGCGCAGTGCCCGCGCCTTGGCGGGCAGGGCCACGACCTCGAAGCCGCTGCCGAAGGCGATGCGGAACGCCTTGACGTCCTTGTCCGGGTTGTCGGGGTCGCGGAACACCGTCTCCTGCACGCCGGAGACGGCGCGGTCCATCTTGCGCGCCCAATCGGCGGCATAGTCGATGAACTCGCGGGCCATCTCCAGGTTATAGCCCATGTAATAGACGTCCTGCCCCCCGGCGGCTTTGCTGGAGGCCGCCCACAGCGCCGCGACCGCCGCCGCTGCCCAGGAATAGCCGGTGCGCCGCGACTTCTCGACCACCGTGACCGCGTGCGCGGACACCGACGCCAGCAGGCGTTGCTGATAGGCCAGGAAGACCCGCTCGCGCCCATCCCCCTCTCCCTCCGGGAGAGGGCCGGGGTGAGGGCCTCCGGGTGAGGGCGCGCGCCTCACGCCGCCGCCTCCCCGAAGACCTCGGTGATGAAGGCGCGCGCGCCCTCGGCGCTCAGGCCCTGGCGATCCGCCGCCGCCTTGGCCTTTTCCGCCGCGTCCGCCCGGATTTCCTCGCGGGCGCGCTTGCGCTCCTCTTCGCGGATCTTGGCCACCGTTTCGGTGTTGGCCTTGCGCGTCTGCGCCAGGTTCTTCAAGGCTCGCGTCGTCAACTCGGCTTCTTGGGGGCCAAGCTGGATGATGCCGTCCTCGCTGAACATCAGGCGGCGCATGACCGTGTGCATCATCTCCAGGTTCGCGTCGGCCACCCGGTCCTGGTCCTCGGCGCCGAATTCCTTGGCGATAGCCTCGGCCACCAGGCGCGATTGCTGGATTTCCTTCGCCACCTCGTTCAGGCCCTTGACATGGCGGCCCAGGGCCGAGCGCGAGACCCGCGCGCCCATCGTGTCCAGGTGCGCCAGGATTTCGTCGATGGTCGCGCCGCGATCGACCAGGTCCGCGATCTTCTGGCGCACCTCGGGCGGCAGGCGCTTGATCGTGCTCTTGCGGCCCATGTCCTGCGTCCCTACGGCGACGGGCGGCGCACGCCGCGCACGGCCACCCGCCCGGCGGCACAATCGAGACCGCGCTGGGTGGCCCGCGCCACGACCAGATCGCCCCCGTCGCGGCCAACGTCGCGCGCTGTCACCAGGCCCTGTTCGGCCAGCCACTCGACCTGGCCGCGCACCTGATCGCGGGTCAGGTTGATGCCCAGCTCGTACAGCGCGTCGGACAGGATCGCGCAGTTCGCCTCATAGGCCGGCTGCGCGTGCAGCAGGCGCAGGATGGCGATGCGGGCGTGACCCGCCAGGAACGCCTCGTAACTCACCGGCTCCCCCCCAAGTCCTTGGCCCCCGAGTCCTTCGCCCCCAACTCCGCCGTGACCTCGCGGTGGTGCTGGTCCAGCCACTGCAACAGGCGCTCGACCCGCCCGACCGACTCCTTGATAAAGGCCGTCTGGTGCTCCAGGCCGATGGTCACGCCTTCCAGCTTGTTCATGGATTTTTCCAGCGCGCGGATTTCGTCGATGCCGGGGACGTGCGCCATCTGCGCTTCCAGCACCGCCAGGCGCTCGTCGCGCGTCTGCCCCGCGTGGCGGATCGCGTCCAGGCGTTCGGGCAGGTTGCGCGGCACCGCCTCCGCTAGATCGTTGAATTCCGGGCGGCACACGAACTGCTTTTTCAAACTCCAAATCGCCCAGGACAGGACGGCGGTGCCGACGGCGGTCCACAGCGCCGCGCCCGCCATGATCCAATCCGCCCATTCCCCATGGGTCATCTCACCCGCCGCTCTTGCCCTTGGCTTTTTCGAAGGATCGCAGGCCACCCAGGCCCAGCATCCCCAACAGCACCGGCATCATCGCGCCCAGGTCCAAATCGGGCAGCGCCTGGACCAGGGCCGGGTCGAGACCGGCGACCACGGCCACGAAGGCCGCGAAGGGCTGGACGATGTAGTGATAGGCCAGCGCCGACCCGCAGACCCAGCCGATGGCCGGGCGCCACCCGGCGACGAAGACGTTTTCGTGCTGGGCCTCGACGCGGTTGACGGCGATCTGCGCCAGTTCGCCTTGCTGCTCTAACTCCAACAGCTTGCGCTTGGCCTCGGCGCGCTCCTGATCGCTTGTGAACAGCTTGTCCACGACCCCGAACAACTGGCCGGCGACCGCGCCGGCGGCGTCCGCCAAAACCATCACGCGCTCGCCCGCAGCGCCGCCCAGGTGCGCGGCCCGACGATGCCATCGACGGCCAGATCGCAGTCGTCCTGGAACACCCGCACCGCCCGGCGCGTCGCCGGGCCGAAGACGCCATCCGCCGCCGGGGCGTCGCCGGGGTCCAGCGTGGCCGCCAGGCGCCGCTGCGCGGCGCGCACCCAATGCCCGCTGGCGCCGGGCCGCAGCGCCGGGGGATTGTCCGGCCATTCGTCGCTGGCGATGGCATACGCCTCGGCCAGACGCTCGTGGTATCGGTGCTCGGCATACCCCGGCCCGTTGTACCCGCGCGCGAAGGCGGTCCAGTCCAGACCGGCCAGATGTGTATCCAGCCCGCGCGCCACGACATACTGGACAAAGGCGTCCAGGTGATCGCGGGCGCTGCGCTTGTGCGCTTCGACGAAGCGTTCCACGCTTCCGAAGCCGCACAGATCATAGTTGAACCCCATGATCTGGAACGCCCCCCAGGACGCCGCCGCCATCCCGGCGATGGCGTCCAGGCCCATCGCGCGCACCAGCCGGTCCCATTCGCCCGCGCCGCCGACGTAATGGGCGCGCGCGGCGGACCAGGTCGGCGCGGACAAATCGGGATGATCGGCGCGGAATCGCCCGCCGGTCAGGCGGTCGAAATGGTGGGCTTCGAACAGGATTTTGGGCCGCCCGTCGTCCAGGAAGCCGGAGCCGGACGCCTCGACGGCGATCACGGCTTCGACCGCCGCGCGCGAACAGCGCAAGGCCGTCGCCGCCGCGCGGATGTCTTCGGGCCGAAGGGTGAGTAGACGGATTTGCATGGTGGTCCCCGCCAGGGTGTGATCTGGCGGGGACTCTGCCGCACCTGGGACGACGGCCCCACGGCGTCACCTGTCGGCTACGGCGTTTTTGATACGGAAGTCGGCTGTGGGGAGTCGGCTGTGGGCGGCGGGGCGGTGCCTATTCGGTCGCCCGGTCCATGTGCGGCTGTAAGGCCGCCCCCAAGCGGTCGCTGGCCGTCTCGTAGCGGTCCAGGCGCGCACTCAGGGCGGCCCGGTCGCACGCCGGGTCATCCAGCGCCATCGTTACCTTGGCCCGGCGCAGGCGCGCCACCAGCACGCGGCTCCCCGTCCCGATCAGCGCGGCGCCCGACCGCAGCAGGCTATGACCGTTTCGTTCGATGTTGGCGGCCTCGTCGTAGAGGCCGCATTCTTCCAGGTGCCCCACCATGCGTCCGGCCTCGGCGGCATAGGCTTCCAGTTCGGTCAGGGCGTCGGCGGCGCGGGCGGCTGGGGGCGGGACCAGGACGGCGAGGCTCGCGGCGGTCACGGCGGCGATCAGCAGGCGGCGCATGGCGGACTCCATTGGCTGTTGCGGTTGCCAGGAGAAAGTACACCGGGCCGGCGGGCCGCGCCACCGGCAGGGCATCCGTGCGGCTACAGGAAATCGTCGATGGTCATCTGCCGGCCATCCTGCGCCGTCTCCGGCGCCGATCCCCGCCCCGGCGCGGTCCCGGCGGCCAGGCGGGCGGCGGCGCGCTCGACCGTCCGGCGGCTGACCCGCAGCTTGCGGATGATCTCCACCGGACGCGCGCCATCGCACAGCATCACCTCGACCCGCCGCGTGCGGTTGACCGGTCCCAGCGGCACGGCGATGTTCTCGCCCCCGTACCGCTCGCCCAGCGCCGATGCCGTGTCCGCGCCGATGCACCGGGCCAGGGGGCTGTCCGGGCGGGGCCGCGCGGGCACGTGAACCTTGTCCCCGCCATAGCGCTCGGCCAGCGCCAGCGCCGCCGCCACCCCGGCCAGGTCCGCGACTTCGCCCAGGATGCCGCTCATCCCATCAGGACGTCCCATCCCCCACCTCCGCCTGCCTCTGCCTAATCCACCGGCCCAGCCGCTCGATCGCTTGGTCGGCCGCCGTGTCGTCCAGATGCGCGACGTCGCGCAGGCCCGGCGTGCACCCTACGCGATGTAGCCAAGACGACAGCGCCGCGCCATCGTTGAG